GGAGATGAATACGGTCCTTCAGAAGTATTGAATATAGGAGATTCTGAATCAGAAATCTTCAGAATGGAGTTCAAGCATACTGTAGGAATTCTTGCAAGAAGAAATGAAGAATATAACGATGGAGAATTGCCCGGAACAGTTCCTCACTTCTTTAGAAAAGTTGGAGATGACTACATTTGGAGAGCTGTAAAAGATCCTAAGACCGGAAAATGGAAAGCAGCTAGAGATCAAAAAATAGATTTAGTGAAGAAGCCTCCATTTGGAGCTATCATATCTAACAAGGATGGTAAGTGGACCGCTACCATTCTAGATCCAAAGGGTAATACAGTTGCAACTTTTGAAGTTGATGGCGATGAAAATGACAAGTCAGCTTTAGAAAATCTTATAAATCAGTCTTACGTTGAACTTGCTAAGAGATATAGAAGTATCAATGCTCCAACTACTGCACCTAGCCCTGCCAACAAACCAGAAAAAATTGATGACAGTTTCGTAGATCTACAAGATGTTGCAGCCGACTGGGAAAAAGATAAGTATGGTCAAATTGCTCTTGGTTGGAATATGGCTAGGCCTCGCAATGGTAGCGGAAATATGGCAGCTCCAAAGAAAGGTGCTGAATTCTGGGGAGAGATTAGATACTGGGGAAGTACCGACTACCCTAGAGATCACATCTCTGTAAAATTCCAAGACAAAGACGGTTATTGGAGAGGGGCAGATCTTTATGGGTACTATAAAGATCCTGAACTTATAGCAAAAGCTAAGCAGTGGTTAGCTCAGCAATATCAAATTTGGAAAGATCCTGCACGTAGAGATGCTACTGAAGGTGTTACAGCTGATGGCCATAAGCCAAAGCGTGGAGATACTATATATCTAGTTAATCGCGGAAAAGTAGAAAAAATAACTCTAGATGTTGGTCTAGAGGGTGATATGGATCCTGAGTTTAAAGATCTAGTTGGAAAATACTTTGTTAAGCAAACTAACTGGGGCGAATATGAAATTATGCTAGGGTCATCTGAAAGAAGTGCAGCGCACATTGGGGATATGATAGATGCCTATAAAGATGAAAATCTAGCTAAAGAAGAACTTCAAAGAAGACTTGATAATGAAAAAGAACTAGAAAATAAGTATGGCTTTAAATTCTTTAAATTAAATGATGAGGATGAAAAAGAACAGCTTGCTGAAGAAGAAGCCACTCCTACAACTAGTCCAGCAGAACTAGTAGGCGAGCACAACCACCCACTTCCAGAAGACGTACAAATGCTCCCTGCCGGTGTGGGAGAACTTTACGCTAAATATGTAATAAATGGAGAAGGATTCCAGCACGAATCGGACTACCCTGACGTTCGTGTAAAAGATGGGCTTCGCTATGGAGTAGAGATTTATTATGAAGAAGCAATTGAGCCTAATAGCTACAACAAAAAGGGAAGAGTTGCTGGTTGGAGAATAAGCTTATTAAATAACAAATGGCGAGAAGATATGTCTAGACGTAGACTTATTGACTATAGAAATGCCGAGGTTCCAGGAGATATTAATGATCCAGAAGCTTGGAAGAAAGCTGTAGAAGAAGCCAGAAAAATGTTGGCTAATGCAATAGCTGAAAATGGTGGAAATAATAATCCTTACACATCCGAATACATTCCTTTAGAATCTTTGGATCAAATTCAATCTGGCGACTACCTAATGTATGGCGGCCACTTCCCTCCAAATACTAGATGGAGGGGAACTAAAAGCGAAGAAACTAGTCCTAACTTCTATGCACAAGTTGTATCCGTTAAGACCGATGAAAACGGAAATAGAGTTTTTGAAATTAAAGAACCTAACCGTGCGCAGGGCGGGTATTACGATAATGTCTTTGTTAATGATGAAGAATTTTTAGATAAATTTGGTGGAATAACCGGTCTAGCTCGTTACTCTGACGAGAACTCAAACGTTAAGCCTGCTGCCGAACCTGTAGCCGAAGCTCAGGTAAAAGAAGAGCCTAAAGAACTTACCGAGGAAGAACGTCAGGCTAACCGAGATGCTTGGACCGAGGCTGGAAAACTTTACAGAGAATATAAAGCTGCAAGCCGAGCAAAGAATAAAAAGCGTGAAGCTAAGCGTCTAAGACAAGAACTAGAGCAGTTCCCTGTTGTAGTATTGCACGAAAAACTTACAGAGCTTAGAGATATTCTAGACAATACTAGAAACTCTTCAACAGATGAAAATGAAAGAAAAGCGGCATCTAAGAGATCTGCTGAAGTAACTGACGCTATGAAGCAGCTCAATACACTTACTAACGAGGGTATGAAAGAGGGGTCTGTAAAACCAACTGACCCTCTAAAGTTTAACTTCGATGATCTCTTTAAAGAAGTAGAAGTACAGGATGGCATTTCTGAATCTGACATTGAAGAAGCTGCAGAAGAACCTGCAGTTATAGAAGAGCCTGCAGCCGAGCCTACAGAAGAGCCTAAGAAAAACGTTATTGAGACTGCTGGGGGAGTTCTAGATTTTGATGCTCTATCTCCAATGCAACTAGGCAAAATTAAAGCCCACCTTGACAAGAAAGTTCGCTGGAATGGTGAAGTAATGACTTACCGTGAACTTTACAGCAGATTTGCTATCGGTAGACATAAGAGCCAAAACCTTAGAGATGTTGACTATGTAAAGGGCGAGTCAGTTAAGTCTTGGGGACCTATTAAGTATTTCCTTTTCGTAGATGAAAATGGTAGCATGATCGATGTCCCTAAGATGGTCTACGATGCTTTCAAACCAAACAGTGATGATCCAAAATTGGATTCAGATGCTACTGCTCCAGTTCAAGAAGCTAAGATGGCTGAAAGACAGAGAAAGTGGGATGAAGAAGCTAAAGCAAAGGCAGAAGCTGAAGCTGCTAAACCTGCTGAAGAAAAGCCAGAGGAACCTGTCAAAGCTGAGCCAGAAAAACCTGCTGCAACTCCTGCAACTCCAGTAGAGACTCCTAAAGATCTTGGGCCTACTCAAATAACCAAAGATACAGGTAAGCAGTACTTAGCTGAAAAAGTAGATGTTGGCTGGACTTTGTATGGTCCAGATGGCTATGCTCTTGGAGTTGTAGTTAAGAAAGATAGTCTAGGTAGAGTTGTTCAGTTTACCGTAAGAGGTCCTAACGGAAAAGAATCTACATATAACTTTAACATGCTTACTAAGCTTTACGCTTTTAGTCCTAAAGATAAAAAGGATATTGAGAAAGCTAATAAAACTAAGCCGGCTCAGACTAAACCAGAATCTAAGTCTAAACCGTCTACTGAACCAGAAGTTAAAGAAGAACCTGAAGAGCAGCCTGGAGAAGAACTTCCAGATAAAATTTCCCGTGAAGATGGTTACAGACTATTTGAAGCTCTTAAAAAAGTTTACGACTACCTCCACAGAGTTAAGAGAACTGAAGACCCTGATGCTGCTAAGAAAGATGCAAACGATAAGGTCAACCAGTTAGCAAAGATTTTAAACCCTGAAGACATAGATGATTTCATTCGCTATGTAGATTTAGAAACAACTTTTAAAAAGATAATGTCTAGTAGAGATTATCTAGATAATTTTGAAAAATACATAGATGATTATTCTTCAGGTAAAGGTGCCGAAGTTAACCCTATTCACAGGGGTGCTGATGGCAAGATAATCAATAAGGGAGATGGTCTAGTTGTTGTTGATAATGATGGAAATCTTAAAAAGATAAAGCTACAAATATTTAAAAAGCCTAATCCTACAGCTCTTAGAGATAAAACAGACTTCATTGAGTGGGGTTACAATCTTGAAATTGATAGAGATGGTACTCCTAGAATTGTAAACATTAACAATTCTAAAGAGTCATACACCTTAGATAATGTATTCCACACTCAGGATGAGTCTGAGATCAGAAGGATTATTTCTAATAGGGGTAAAGTTTCACCTGAAGCTCCGGCAGTTCCTGAAGCTGTAGAAAATGCTGCTTACAATGGAAATCTAGAAGATGATCTAAGTGCTTTTAAAAATAATCTTGAAAATGCAATTGAAAACTTTAGAAATCAACCTGGTTCAGACAAAAATGTCTACAAAGCTGCAGCTAAAGAACTTTACAATGAACTTAAAAAACTAAACTCACTTTACGAAGATTCCACTACAAGTGGTGATGATCTAGAGCAAATTCGTAACGTTTATGACGATAAGATCCGTGATCTAGGTGACGTTCAATCAGCTAAAGAAAAGTCTAACCCTAGCCAAAACCGTGAGGGCGATCAAAGAAATATTACCCAAGTTACCGATCAAGTTTCAATTGCAGCTATAGCAGATGCTTTAGCAAATGGCGATATTAATAATGTAAATTCTAATGAAGATCCGTCTGACATATTTGCATCAAAAACCAATTTCGGAGTAAGCATGTTTCTCAAGCAGGTAACAGCCATGAGACTTCTCAACTATATGCCAGATGCCAAGTTTGACGATCTACTCAAAGCTTCTATAGAAGTAGATACACATCCGTTGTTTAGAGAAGGTGGCGGTCTAGCTATCTATTACATGGACTTTAATTCTGGACAAGCATCATATTCACCACTTCCAGGCCAAAGAAATCCTGTGTGGATATACAATGCCCTCAATGCAGATATGTCAGATATAAAAGAAGGAACAGAACTTCTAGTTACCGATGCTAATGGTAGCGATAGTCTTTCAAATGTATCAATAATTACTGTAAATAAAGAGCTTTTAAATTCCGTTCTTAAAACAATGGGAGACACCAATTCAAACAGTATCGTGAGATTTATAAACGATGAGCTCTTCCTTAGAGTGCACTCAAGTTCTAGTCAAGAAGATGTTGACGATATAAAGAAGATAATGATATCTCACTTGATTCACAACTGGGCAATATCTTCTAATGATAGAAGCCTAAAGTCTCATGCTTTGCAAAGTTTAGCTAGAGAAATATTTGCTATGGATCCTAACTCGACAGCGGACTGGAATTTTACTGGGGCACTTACCGACGATGATCTAGATAGGTACAGAGATAGGTCATACATACCTTATGAAATAAAAGATTTAGTAGATTTAAATAATTATCTAAAAGGATTAGTTGATCAAGAAATTAACGATCACAGGACCGTTTATGCTCAGTTCTTACATGCAATGTACAATGCTACCCAGGATCTACTAAAGGATCAGGGAATAGATGGTTTCGTTCTATACAGAGGAACTACTTCCAAAGAACTTACTGGAACCTCTCAAAGTCTAGGATCTACTGGAATATTTAGATCTAATGTTAAGCAGAGACCGATGTCTTCATGGTCAACTGATATCTATCAGGCTGGTAGCTTTGCATCTAGAGCTTCTGGCAAAGATACAATAGTTATGGCTACAGTAATTCCGGCTGACAAAATTATTTCATTTTCCGGATCTGGATTTGGATCTTACGACGAGCGTGAGGTTGTTGTTTTAGGTGGAGAGATTAGAGAAGCTTTTGCTATTAGTCATGGATACCCTGGAGTTGTAGATCAAAGTCTTCAAAATCTCAAGGCTGAGGTTGTGGATCAACTTGCAAATAGTAGGAAGGTTCTAGATACTGACCGAGCAAGTGGCCAGCAGGTAGTTCAGGAACAAAGCAAGCCGTCTCAAAACAGAGAAAACCCTATAAACATTGATGACAATGATGGAAACTCAGACTGGATTAAGACAGTAGGCTGGGACCTACCTATCAACGTTGATAATTTCTTAAAGATGTTTGCTGACAGAGAGCAGCTTTCTAACTTTATGTCTAAGCCTACTGCTGAAGGTATGCCTGAAGAAATGCTACGCAACCTATGGCCGGCTGCTGACAAGTATTTTGACAAGATAGAGTCTGCTCCTAAAGAAGAAGAGCCTAAATACCTACCAGAGCCTTTTGATCCAAGAAACCCTCAAATCGATCTAGATGAGTATTACAACTACGACTACACCAGAATGCCTGATGGAACTCCGTTTAACTCTGAAGATCAGCAGCAGATGGATGCGGTAGAGAGAAGATTAAAAAATATTCTTAAAGGTAGCGATGGCTATGTCAATCCATCTGCTCTAAAAAATATAAAGAACTTTAGAAGAACTATTTACCAGCAGATAATTGCTAAACCTAATGAAAACTCTTCTACTACAAGAGAAAGCATTCTCAAGCAAATAGAATTTAGCGATAAGCCTGCTGTTGAGTATTACGATGAAGCTAGCGGAGTTACCTACACTAGATATGTAGATACATTCACAGATAAATATGGTAGAAAGTATTATTTATCTACAAATATAGATAAAAGCTCTGGACGTCAAACTGTAATTGCTTACGACGCAAAAAACTATGAGAACATGGCTCTTCCGGAAGACTATATAAGAAAAGATCAGCCTGTACTTGCAAGCGGTGATGTTGGTGCACTTAGAAGTTACATTTATGAGGATCCATCTAAATCTGAAATTCAAAGCGCGTTAGTTAGCTACAACTACCAAAGAAGAGGTCTGGCAACAGCTATGGTGGCTGCTCTAGAAAAGAGACTAGGCATACCGGTAGTCCACTCAGAACACCTGTCTACCATGGGATTTGCTTTCTCTAACAGCATTGACCCTGGTAAGCCTGATCTGCATAATAACGAGAAATCTATAAAACTACAGGAAGACAATGCTCCTTCTCAGAATCGTGAAGGATTCTTTAAAAGAAACAAAGCCAAGAAGGAACCTTTTGATCCTACGGATCCTACCATTGACCTAGAAAAGTATTACAACTACGACTACACTAAGCTACCTGATGGCACTCCATTTAATGTTTATCAGCAGCAGCAAATGGATATTCTTAAAGATGCAATTGATAATGAAACTGATAATTTTGAAAGAAAACTACGTATCGATGAGAGAAGACGTATTTATCAGGGATATACTGCTAAGCCAAACTTAAAGTCCGGCACTAATCTTGAAAGTATTGAAAACCAGGTGGGACTTCTAGATGAAAATACTTCTAGAATGAGCTATAGCGGTGCCGGCAAGCCTTACGCAGATCTTTCACCAGAATACAAGCAGAGCACTCAGTATATTGATGAGTTCACTGATAAATATGGTAGACAGTATTGGGTAGTTACCAAGGTAGTAAACGGCCTTGGTATGTCAAACGTAAAGATCTACGATAAGAGTAAAAACTCAGTGCAGGATCTTCAAGATAATTCAGAGGATAGAACTCCTGTATCTATGCTAGATGTCTTTAATAATAAAATTAGTATGGTTTACACCTCAGATAGATACCTAAGAAGAGGATTAGCTACTGCGGCCCTTTACCTAGCAAGAAAGCGTTCTGGAAAAGAAGTTCAGCATTCAGAAATGCTAACTAATTTTGGTAGAGCATTTTCTCTTTCAATTGACCCTAACCCAGATCTTCATAGAAATGATGAGTCAAAGGCTGCTTTATCTAATAACCAGCCTTCTCAGAACCGTGAGGGTCAGTATTTACCTGAGCCTTTCGATCCTAATGATAGTAAAATTGACATGGATACTATCTATAATTATGACTATACTCAGCTTCCCGATGGTACTCCATTTAATGAGCAGCAGCAAAAAATTATGGACTGGGAAAATAAAAATGTAGAGGAAGCAATAGCTTCTGGAGATAAATCAAAAATAAGTGCAGCTAAAATCTCTAGAAGGCATGAGTACAATAAATTTATAACTGTAGCTAACCCAGACTCTGAAACAAATACTGAAACTATAGCAAATCAAATTACTTTAGGTAAATCTAAACCTAAAAAGTTTACTGGGTTTGTACGTTACACAGATAACTTTACAGATAAGTACGGTAGAAAATATGTAATCTTTACTGACATCAGAACTAATGATGTGGGAGATTATTCCGCAATTACAGTAGTGTATGACATGAAGAGTATGTTCCTTGAGAAATTTTTTACTCCTGAGGGTATGGAAAATGTTGATCAATTTGGGACAAAAAGTCTTCAGATAGCTACATTAAAAGTTAGTGATGATAGTAGAAAAGATCCAAATTCTCCTGCTTATATTGGTATGGTACTGACTGATGATAAATACAGGCGTAGAGGTCTTGCAACAGCAATGTTGTACTTAGCTCGTAAGCACTATAGCAAACCTGTCAATCACTCAAGTACTCTTACCATGTATGGTAAAGCCTTTTCTAATTCTGTAGATGCTGGAAAACCAGAAGTACACGATTCTTTAGAATCTAAGCAACTACAGATCGATCTTCTTAAGGAGAAGGGTCTTCCTGTAGAAGAACCTAAGCTTGATGGCGATGAGATTGACTATGGTCCTAACCAAAATAGAGAAGGTGCTTCAGAACCATCTATTCTTAATGAATATCGTGAAGTAATTCCTTTAAATAATTCCTATAGAGATAAGAATGACCCTAATTTAGACATTACTGAATGGACTGGCGAAGGTGTCAAAATATATGGAATAGGTAATGGCGGTAATCCACTGGGTTACGTTAGGACTGAAAAGCTTGCCACAATGAAAGGCAATCTTGCAGATATGGAGAGCAGTACATCTTCTATAGCCCATGACCTCGAAGACGGTACTGGTTATTTAGAGCCAGTACTAGTTTGGTACAACCCTCTTACTGGAAAAGCTTTTATTGCAGAGGGGAATCACAGGGTTGAAGCTGCACGTATAGCTGGAAGAGAATATGTGCCTGTTGTAGTTGGCGTTAGCACTGTAAAGTTTAAAAATCCAACTAAAATGGAGAGAGCCGGGGGGGTTGGAGATGCATTTTTAAATAAGGATGGAAGTTTATATAACTTTGAAAATGTTAAAGATGGATCTCTTATAAATCCATACCACTTATTTAATGATGAAGATCTTTTATATCCTAAAACTAATTCAGATTCAAGCAATGTTTCTGGACTTACAGATGTACTCAAAATACAATCAGATCTTTTAGATGAACTTATGGCTGAAAAGAAAGAACCCGGACCTAATGATATTGCTTATTGGCACGATCCTGACAGTTTTAATGCCAATAGCCCAATTGGGCATATGGGACATGCTCCAGAAAAATTAAAGAGTATTACTGCTAAAAACATAAGTGAAAACATGTTATCTTCCGCTAAAGATATGCTAGATGCGGTTCACTATGCCATAACACTTAGTGAAACTGTACGTAATAGATTTAGTTCAATAACCTCAGATACCTTAGAAATAGTTAAAAAAGCTATTCAAAGTAGAATAGATAATTTGAATGAAAACTCTATTGTACTAATAATAGATGTCTCTGATGACTCTCCATATGATGGATTACGTTTAGAAACTTTAGGAGAAATATTAGATAATCTAGATCCTAACGAGGAAGGGGCTTATGGAGATAAATATGATAATGAAAGTATTGATTACAAAGCTCTTTTAAATGATTATTACGACGATTGGGATAGAAAAACATTATTTTTTGATAATCCAAAAGATATGGAAGCACTAAAAGAAAAGGTAGCTTCAATTCTTGTTTCACAGTGGGCAGAAACATCTAACGGTAATGATATGGTTTCTCACGCTCTTCAGATGGCTGCAACTGAAGTATTTAAAATGCCTGATGGATCATGGGCGGAGTGGAGATTCCCTAAAGGTCAGTATGGGGATCAAATTAAAGAAAATGCGGAATATCACTATGGAATATACGGAACAGTACTTAAAGATTTCTTAAAAACTATGTACGACCTTACTCAGGATCGGTTTAAAAACTATGGAATAAAGTATTTAACCCTTTACAGAGGTACTGGAGTAGATGAAGAAGCTTTAAAAATGAACATTGATGTTGAACGTTATGGTGTAGGAGATATTGAAGTATTGCAAAGACCTATGTCATCATGGTCTTGGCTTACTGGCAGTGCTTTCCAGTTTGCTACTAGTGGAATAAAACACAGAGCAGGAATGTTTATGGGAACTATAATTCCCGTTGATCAGGTTCTTTCTATTCCTGGAACTGGTTTTGGTTGTTTTGAAGAAGCTGAGATAGTTCTACTAGCAGGAAAAAATAGACTAGTAAGAGCTGTAATTAGTGATGATTCTCATAAAGTACTTGACCAAAAAACTTTTATTGCTGAAAATGTGGATAAAATACTTTCTTACTTATCAGATGAACTTCTTAAAGATAAAAATGCTTTTGACAATCTTATTGAATTTAACAAGAGTACTCCGGGTAACACTGGGCCATCACAAAATAGAGAGATTCCGTCTATCAACGTTGATGATAGCGTAGAAAACTCTGACTGGGTTATCTCTGAGTTTGCAAAGAAGAAAAAACTAGATGCTAAAGAAAATGAACTTCCTGGAGGATCCGGTCAAACTAATTCAGTCGAGGAACCTGTCTCTTTAAACGAGCTACACAGAACATTTATTACAGCACTTCTATCTGGTGCCGGTGATCAGAGAACTAGACCTCTTCCTGATGCAAAGCCAGAGTGGTTAGCAGCAGATGTAGAAACTGATAACTTAACGATGGCTGAAAAAAATGCTATTTATAGGTGGTACATGAACGTTGTTAAGGGAGATGGAGCTAGTAGTGAAGATCTATCTATTAATGCTCAAGAGTATCTTGTTAAGCATATAATTCCTTTAATTGATAGACATGATGAGGAGCATATGTTGCTTTCTCATCACGATATCTATATAAATAAAGATAATAATGTGACCATTAAAGTTGTTAGATTTATAACTAATCCAACTAAGAAAAATGGTAAAACAAATGTAAATACCGAGTACAGAGCTGCTACAGCTGCTGGGGTAGCTAAATTTGCAAATAAACTTTCGGATGTATTATCTAGAGTTAAATTTAAGTTCCCTGTAAAAGAGCTTCAAGTTATTGTTACTCACCCTAATATAGAAGATTTTTTCAAACCATTTACTAGAGATGACGGCACTCGTGGCCGAAACTTAGCTGGATTGTCTTTCCCTCACCTATTTGTTAATGGTCAAATTTTGAACGAAGAAGATAATGAGCCTAACCCTAAACTCACTGAAAATCCTAGGGTAGATGCTACAGAGCTAGAGTCTACAATTGCTCACGAAATAGGCCACGTTCTTGAACAAAGAGGAATTATTAATTTTAGCGATCAGGCTACGAAAGATACGCTTCGTAGATTTATGACTGAATATCCTCTAAGTGACTATGCAGCTACTGATGAGGGAGAATACCTAGCGGAAGCATATGCTGGAATGATGTTGTCTGAAGATGGCATTGGCCGATACAAAGAAGTCGCTGATTGGATCAATAATCAGATTGATACTGTTGATGAAAGAAAAGAAAAAGCTGCTATAGATCTTCTTAAGACTATGCTAGATAAACTTGGTATTCCAAATAACAGCAAGCCTAGCCAAAATAGGGAAAATTCTAGAGAACAGGTCATTGCATCTGCAGCAAAAGATATTGCTTCTAGCGGAATAGGGTTTATACCTGGAAAAGTTAAAAATGATATAAGCATAGCGACTGACGGTCCTGTAATAAATATCGAAGGATCTCCTAAAAAAGATGCAGTAGCTCCATCTGATCAGGCTACCGCTATTAAAAATGAAATAATCGATCTAGGACATATGATTCTAGATGATGCTAGAGCTATTTCAGATGAGCAAGCTAGATCTGAAGGTCTTATCCCTGAAGGATTTACTGCTGAAGAATATAGAAAAAAACTAAAGAATGATGCTAGAACTGCAGAACTAAATATACTTATAGCAGAAAGTAAGTTTAAGGCTATGTCTCAGGATCTTATGAGAAATGCTTTTAATAGACTTTCTTACGAAGATAAAGAAGAGGTTTTCCAAAGCTTCAAAAAAGAAAATTCTAAAAATAGCATATTGTCAGGTAAAGATAAAAATACTTTTGATGCAGAAGAAACTTTTAATATGCTTCTAGTCGAGTATGGTGATGATCTTTCTCATAAGCTTGCTTACGATTACAGTACTCCATATCCAGAGTTTACTTTTGATACCGGTAAAACTGTACTACAAAGAACTAGAAACAGGAGCGGAAAACTAACTAAAGAAGTAGAAGAAAGAAAGACTTTAGTAGACGTTACTTGGGCACATGAAGGACCTGACACTATTCTAAGTATGCTTACCAAGTGGGCAATTCAAACAGGCAAAATTGACATGTCAGATTTTGCTCAAAAAGCAGCTGAGATAAAAGAGCTAAGAGATCGGCTCAGAACTTCTCCAAAAGCAGAAGATTTTGTAGAAAAGTATCACTCTATAATTGGTAAAAATATTAAATCTCAGATGGAAAAGGCTGGAGTTGAATTCGACTCGGTGCCTGCACATCAGTTCTTTAATCAGTATAAAGACTACAAATATGTTAATGTTAATGAAAAATTCCAAGATATTAGAATAGATATGAATAAAAATCTTATTAAAAATCTAGAAGAAACTCTTAGTTTTATTCCTAAAGATATTATTCTAGCTGGAATGGAGTACCTAGCTAGTACGGGTGGAAAACTAGGGGTTCAAATCTCCGACGCACGTGCGCGATTTACACAGCACTGGAAAAATAAAAATTTAATAAATTCATTGAGATGGAAAAAAGAGCAGGGAGATGGAGGATTCTTCCGTGGAAAATCAACTGATGACTACTTACACGAAGTTTGGCATTTCTTCCAGATGATCAACCATGATATTGCAGCTTTAGAGCACGCTTTCTCTTATGACAGAATTAAAGCATCTGACAACAATAATATCATTCCGTCAATGGAACTTTATGGAAATTGGGTAGAAGAATCCTTCTCTGGGGCAAAGGTGGCAGATCCTTATACTGTGAAGGTATATCCTCGTTCAACCAGTAAGTTTGCTACCTTCAGTCCGCATAATCACAGTGCCGAAGTTATAACTACTACAATGCAGGATCTATTTACTTCTCCTGGTAGCTTCTCTACTCCTAAGGGCGTTACGGTTAAAACTGGAAAAGGCAAAAACACTACGTTGTTTAGTGATGCTCATATGGATATAGCTACTGGCATTTGGTATACTGATGCCACCATGACAACTAAAATTGATCCTAAATTAATTACTGGAATTGAAGGAATGGATCATTCTAATAATACCGACTGGGATCTAAAAGCTTTTGGCATCGGTCTATTGATGTCGTTATTGAACTGGGAGAATAAGTAATCGTGGATGAAGAACTAGAATACCCGTATGATGAATGGTCTGAAATTTGGAACTTCATTATAGAAGGAGTAGAGATAACCTGGACTCCTCGTCCCCCATACCTTATGGGGAATGGATCAGGTGATGGCGATCACATAATTTTTCAGATAGAGCGATTTATAGATTCCATAAGATCCAAATCAGACGGCACTTTTCTTATTCCACCGTCCGGTCCAGAGTTGCTTAAAAGCGTAAGTTCAGCCTATACGGTTCTTTTTGCTATAGCTTCTATTTATGGACTAGATCCAGAGATAGTATCTTTTTCCGATAATGCTCCAAAGTGGTCAGACCTAGACCCAAAAGATGACGATGAAGAAGACTATTCAGTCAACTAATAGATTGTAAATAGACTATATAATAATAATAGTTAGAATAGAAGGTATTTAATGAGCATTGATAATATTGTGCAAATAGTAACGGACACATTTGATCCTGAGCAGAAGCCAGAAACTATTTATATCAATTTAAAAACTGCAACTTTGGAAGAGCTTAAACCATATATTGGTTTAAACGACAAGATCCGAGATGCTTACGGTAGAAAATTCATTGAAGAAATGAACCGTAAAAAAGACACTAAATAGTAGTACTGATAGAATAGAACTGCGTACAAGCGTTATATTTGCCTACGCTGACGTTACCATCCATTATGGAGGATTTTACTTAGATGTTTGAATCGGAAAACACCCCCACATTCTCTGGTAGGGATGGGTCATTGGCTCTATTTACCTACGAGAACCGCGGTGTTGTAATTGATACAGATGTCAATCTTGTAGTTCAGATTGGACTCTCTGAAGCCCTTTCCTCCTCTAAAGACTGGGAACTTTCTGAAGAAGAGTTCTCTTCTAACGTTCTAGAATTAGTGTCCGGAGCTCTATCAGATCTTGACATGAAGATACTTGCCTCAGCTAATAGACTTTACACTATCCCAAAGGGTGCCCAGGCAGAGGCCAAAAAAGCACTTGAGTGGCATAAAGAACACCACCGTGGCGGTACACCTGTTGGCATGAACACTGCTCGTATCCTTGCTAAGGGTGGACAGATCGGACTGCAAAAGGTTCGCCACATTGCTAAATACTTCCCTCGTCACGAAGTTGACAAAAAAGGTAAGGGTTGGAAGCCTGGAGAAGACGGCTTCCCAAGCAACGGACGAATCGCGTGGGCCTTGTGGGGTGGAGACACCGCATGGCGTTGGGCTCAGGCTATCGTTGAACGTGAAAATAAAGCTCTGACTGCTGACGCATATGCCGAATCTGAGTTGACTTCTTATCTTCCAGAACGTAATTATGATTCCGATCTAGAAGACTTCACTAAGTCTATGTATTTAGATCCTCTCTCAGCTCCAGACTTTATTGCCAGAGTAAGAATGGATGGCTCTGGTATTGATCGCCTATATAAAGTAGTACAAACTGGCGACGTCTACGTTTGGGATGACGGTCAGTGGGACAACATTGGTAATATGAATGGGACTATTTGGGATTATGACCGTGAGCTTGATGCTGACTATGACAATGTAGATAAGACTCACATATCTATCGATCCAGACTCTGCAATTATTATATCAGCTAGACTTCAACAAAACCCATACAAATGCGTATCAATTTCTGACATTGATTTTGATGAAGCTATGCTTGCAGCAGAGGCCTACCAGGAATTAGACCTGGTTGCTATAGATAGATCTCTTATTGCTGCTGGAGAAGATCCAATTGGATCTGACGGATATACTCCAGAAGAACGCGCTCAGAATGCACAACGCCAGTCTAGAGATTACGGAGGCAAGTTCGCTCCTCAGGGTGGTAGCGCTCCAAGTGGTGCAACTGAGGAACAAAAAGCTATTGCCGAAAGAGCTAAGTATAAAACTCCACCTCTAGGAGATTATTCTCATCCTCTAGACACATCAGGTATTCTTGGACGTCCGCGCTCACCGATTGATAAGCCTCAGGCTCACATCAAGGGTGATCTTCCTGCAATGACTTCTAACGATCTACACAACCTTCTTTACGATTGGGCCGGTTGGGTAGACTCTCAGCGTGCTGCAGCCGGAGAAGGTCCTGCTCACGGTATCCAGAGTTCAGCGGCTAATGAATCTGAAGTACAAGAAAGTAGCGATGTTTTAGCGTACGACCACCCGCTTCTACAAAAATGGATTAAGTCTGTAAACGAACCTAAAAAGACTCAGTCAGAAAATGAAGATGATTCTTGGGCCAAGCCTGTAGTTGCTGCTACTGAAGCTGCACCTAAGGAAAAAGGCGTAGAGATGACTCCAAAGACATCTGACGTCAAGCCTATCTACCTCGCTGTAGTTGCTCAGGATGATCCTCGTGCAGTTTTAAACCTAGTAGCTATTGTTCCAGAAAGTTCTACATCACCTAAGCCTATGACTTACGTTCGCAAAGAAGGTAAGTGGGTCCGCGATCCTAGCGTTTTAAATGATTTTAAGTCAGCTACTCCACCGCCAGTAGTTCCTCTAGATAAAGCAACTTTAAATGACGTTCTTCTTCAAGTTGATGAATCTTCTAAGCCTGTTACTGCTTCAGTTCTTATGGATATTGATCATTTGCTAACTGTTTTGTGGGGGCCTGATCCTCTAATTTCTGCCGGTGGGCTTGATCGTAACAAGGGTAAGGCAGAAGAACTTCGTCACTATTGGACAGTCGGTAAGGGCGGTCTAAAGATTAGATGGGGTACTGGAGGAGATTGGACTCGTTGTGTACGTCACCTAGGTAAGTACCTTGGGCCACGTGCCAAGGGTTACTGTGCCCTACGTCACAAAGAAGTTACTGGCATGTGGACCGGTGACAAAAAGCACCGTCAGATCTATGGCCACAAGCGTGGTGGAAGAAATGTCTTTAGCACAGAGTTAATCGAATCCACAGACAATATTATTGTTAAATCTGAAGTATTAGCTAGAGCAGCTGATGCAAAACTTAGAGTCGGGCTTACAGCTGCTTCTGGACTTGTTACCGAAGGTCTTAAGTTTAAAATTCCTTTAGTTATTCCTGAAGAAATGGAATCTGGAGATGGACGTTCGTTTATTCGTGGTGCTTTATCTATTCGTGAACTTCCACTGCCGCTGCTGTGGCAGATGAAAACTGCTGAAGGTCATATGGGATCTGTAGTAGTTGGACGTATTGACCACATGGAACGTACTCCTCAGGGTATTGGAAATGCTTATGGAGTATTTGACACTAGTCCTTATGGTCGTGAAGCTCAAAGACTTATTGAAAATGGATTTATAAAAGGTGTATCAGCTGATCTAGATCAGTTTGAGGCAAAAGAGATCAAGCCTGAAGCTTCTGAAGGCAGCGAGGATCTAGGAAAGAGCAAACTTTCTATAAATAAAGCACGTGTAATGGCTGTTACAATTGTACCAAAACCAGCATTTCAAGAATGTAAAATACTCGTTGAAACCCCAACAAACATCCAACAGGAGGATACTATGATTGCCGATGGCATCTACCAAGATGACTCGGACGCTGCCAATGTTCAGGCTTTAATTGCTTGTGGCATTATTGCCGGTGCGATCCCAGTCGTTCCGCCTACTGAATGGTTTGACAACCCTAATCTGTCTAAGGCCACTCCTATCACTGTTGATGACAACGGTAGAGTATTTGGCCACATTGCGGCTTGGAATGTTGACCACATCGGTTTGGCATATGGAACAAAACCACCACGTAGTAAGAGTGGATACGCTTACTTCCACACTGGAGTAGTTAGAACCGAAAACGGTAAAGACGTTCCAGTAGGTCAGCTAACTCTTGCTGGTGGACATGCTTCATTGGAAGCTAGTGCTGCCGAAGCAGTTAAGCACTATGACGATACTGCATCTGCCATCGCAGACGTTCACGCAGGTGAAGATTCCTATGGCATCTGGGTAGCTGGAGCTTTACGCCCGAGCGCTCAGCCGGAGCAGATTCGTGCACTTCGTGCTTCAGCTCCTTCTGGTGACTGGAGACCTATCCGTGGTGGACTAGAACTTGTTGCTGTATGTCAGGTAAACGTTCCAGGATTCCCTATTGCTCGTGCTCGTGTTGCTTCAGGTGCTGTTATGGCTCTAGTAGCTGCTGGTGCTCTACCTCTAGCTAGAATGAAAGCAGACCCAACTGCAGAGCTCAATGCTCACATTGAAAGACTTCAGAACCTAAACTTTATCGAGTCTGGTAAGTCTACAAAGGCTTCCACTGATGAGTATGCAGCAAAGATTGCTGAGCTGTCAGCTAGAGTTCGTGATGGTGAGCTGGCCTACATTCCTCGTGCTGAACGTGAGAAGTTGGCTAAAGAAGGTAAAGCTCTTCCAGACGGATCATTCCCTATTCAAAACGTAGAAGATCTTCGTGCTGCTATTCATGCTTATGGACGTGCAAAAGAAAGTCACAAGTCAAATGTTCGTAAGCACATCATTAAGATGGCCGGTAAGTTGAACGTTCGTCACCTCGTCCCGGAGGAATGGAAGGCTCATTCCGAAGATGCAGTAACTGCAAGTGCAGAAGATCTTCGTTCTAGAATTACTGTTAAGGCTCTACTAGCTAGTGCAGACGAAGCTAAGGCTCGTGTACTTTCTATTAAGGATAGCCTGGGAAAAGCATTAGCGGCTGATGGATCCGTTCCGGAGGAAGCTCCGGCTCCAGTAAGTGAAGATAACGTTCCTGTACCGACAGATGGTGCAAAAGAAGTTATAGGAAACCCTGAAGAAGAGGGCTTCAAATTTACTCCTGGAATCAATCAGCCGCGTGACTACACCGGACGTTTTCAAGACGTTTTAGCTCGACTAAAACTAGATCTTGGAACATCCGGTCTTCAAAATGTAGTTAACGAAGTAAGCAAAGTAGAAAAAGTATATAAGACTGGAGATTACTCTGAAGCAGCTAAAGCTGGTCAGGGTCTTCTAGACTTGCTTGATCGAATTGATAGTAAATCTCTGACCGGACCTTCTTTAGAGAATGTTCGTGCAGCGTCAAAGGAATTGGGAGAGGTTATTGGAAATCTACCTCTTCCTTTTGGAGACGAAAACGCCAAACTTAGGTTTAGCGACTTACCTCCTGCCCTAAAAAACCTTATGACAAATATGGTCGATAGAGTAGGTAAAAAATTAGGTGAAAAAGATGGCAAGCAAGCTACCTCTGACATTGCAGAATTTATGCGTGGTGGAGACTTGTTTAGTCAGGCAGATATCTCGTCTGTCATGGCTAGAATGCTCAGACTACTAACTTAAATAATAAACAAGTAAAAACTAATGTAAAATAATAACTAGGTGGAGTGCCTTCACGTTTCTATGCGTGATAGTCCCTTTACCTTGAACCGATTAGCATGATGCTCAAAATATGACATCATCAACTGTCCTATTAAGGAGGAACAGTGGACCACATTAAATCACAGGTAGATCGCCTGTCAGAGCTAGATAATGAACAACTATCAGCTCTTCAGGATCAGATCATTGGTGAATTTGAGACGGTCGAAGGCCAAGAGCCTACCGCTGAATCAGTTGACGCTATGACGTCACTTGCCGATATGCTTGATGCCTGCAGAGGCGAATCAAAGCGTCGCGAGATGGCCGCCCAGGAGCTTGCACAGCAAGCTGCCGAGGCTGCTATGCGCGTTAAGGGTAGTGACGAGGAGAATATGGATGGTGCAATGCCAGCTGAGGATATGCCTGTAGAGGATATGCCAGTTGAGGAAGTTCCTGCAGAGGAAGTTCCAGCAACTCCAGAAGAAGCCCCTGTGGAAGGAGAACCTGTAGAAGGTACTCCTGAAGAAGAAAAGGGCGAGACTCCTGAGGAAGAGGATGACGAGAAGAAGAAGAAGGCAACTGAATCTACTTACTCCACCGAATCTGTCGATGCGTCTGCTAGTGCGGTAGAAGGTTCTGAACTTTCAACCGATGAAAATCCAACCGTTGAGGTCGTCGAAGACGTCCCAGCAACAGAATCAGAAGAGGCTCCAGTTGAGGTCGTCGAAGACGTCCCGGCAGAGGTCCCAGCAGAGGACACCGCGTTCTCTACTGAAGAACCAGCACAAACAACTATTGCTCCAAAAGAGCAGGAAGGGCAGGCCCCAGTGACCGCCACAGCAGAACAGCCTTTCGAGGCTCCAGCTGACCGTCAGCCTGTAGTTCAGGTTTCAGAGCCAGCACCGGTAGCAATTACCGCTGGTGCTGACATTCCTGGCTACACAGCCGGCAGCGAAATTAAAGACATGAGCGAGGTAGCAGTGGCTATGGAGAAGCGTCTCCACTCACTTCGCCGTGTTAACGGAGGAGATGGAGAGCAGCACATCGTTGCATCTTTCTCAACCTCTTACCCAGAGTCACGTACTCTATCATCAAATGCAGAAGAGAACACACTTAAGATTGCAGCTGTTGCAGGCCCACAGGCCCTTGTTGCTTCCGGTGGTCACGCTGCTCCATTTGAAGTAAAGTATGACATCTACTCAATCGGTTCAACCAACGTTCGTCCAGTTCGCGATGCTTTGCCTCGCTTCCAGGCTGACCGCGGTGGTATTCGATTCATCACTCCACCGAGCCTAGCTCTAGGTTTCAGCAACAGCACCACTGACTCGACTTCGAGACTAGCTTACGACAACGCCGTAGGCCAGTGGACTGCTGCTACCGATCTAGCTCCTAGCACCTCAACAAAGACCAGCTTGACAATCACTTCATCATATGAGAACACAGTGGCTACCTATGCTATGACTCTACAGTTGAAGTTTGGTAACTTGATGACTCGTGCTTACCCAGAGTTGATTGCTCGTCACAACGAACTTGCTCTAGTACAGCACGCTCGTGAAGCTGAGCAGAACCTTGTCTCTAGAATCGCAACAGAGTCTACCTCTGTAAGCACTTCTAGCTTGCTTGGTTTTGGTCGCGACTTCTTGGTACAGGTTCGTCGTGCTGCAACTGCGTATCGTCAGCGTCACCGCATTGCTCCAGACACCCAGCTACAGGCAGTAATTCCTGTTTGGTTCTACGATGCAATGGCAGCTGACTTGACTCTGTCTATGCCAGGCGACGGTACTCTAGATCTATCAAAAGCTGAAATTAATGGCTATCTAGAGCACGTCAACGTAACAGTTGTCCCTTACATGGACTCAGACACAAGCTCAAACTCACTGATCACATCTCAGAGTGCTAACGCTCTACTAAATGGTTTCCCGAACACTCTAGTTTGGTACCTATTCGCTGAAGGTACATTTATCTTCCTTGATGGCGGTACTCTAGACCTAGGTATCGTTCGTGACAGCACCCTTGTTGGCACTAACGACTACATTATGTTCCTAGAAACATTTGAAAACGTAGCGAAGGTTGGTATTGAATCTCTAAAGATCACCTCAACCATCAACGTCAACGGTTCTGCTGCAGCTCTACGTGATGTCCTTGGTGGCGTTACTGCTGCAACAATCGAGTACTAAAAATCCTGGTGTGCCCGGGGCTTCGGCCCCGGGTACTCCAACTAAAAACTTATAGACTTTAAGGAAAATAAATGGCTTTTGATGGAGCTTTTAAGGCCCCCGCTATCGTACCCTCTGCGTTCGGCCTATTTTCTATATTTCCTCCAACTAATCCTACTTCAGGAGAAAAATGGGTTAGAGGATTTGATCAGTGGTGGGACACCACCCCTAGCTACGTTAGAGTATTAGACGCTAACTACACATCATATACAGTTGCTACAGTAGACTCTAACCCTACTGTACCTCTATATAGCCGCCACATCCCATTCTTTATTGAAGTTCAAGATGATAGATCTACTCTAGGTCTCCTTGGTGAAGAACGTATGGCTCGTGTTCTACGTCAGCTAGAAGGTGTATCACAGAAAGCTTGTGAACTTGAGCTTTGGGACGGTGCCGTTACTCTACAAGGGACAGGTACAGACCTTGTAAATTCTTATCTTTCAAAAGGTTCTAGCGTAACTATTCTTCCAGGACGTACCTCAGCGGGTGTAGTAGTGGATACTGCTGCAACTGGTGGAGCTATTTCAGTTAAGCATGGAATAGCTGTTCTTGAATATCAAATTGGTCAGTACTCTTCTGCCGGTGAGCAAGGCTGGATTCACCTTACTCGCGACTCTGCCGCTGTTCTTAGCTCATATAATCAAATGGTGGTTGACTACTATGACCCTAACAAAGGTTCTCGCCAACACCTACAAACTTTTGGTGGCACTCCGCTAGTAGTCGGTTCTGGTTATTCAGGTAATGGTCCGGTTGTAAACATAGCAACCAGAGTCCTAGCTAGCAACACAGTTACTCTAACTACTGCTAACAGCCACGGAATTGCTCAAGACGATTATGTAATTGTCACTGGTCTAGGTGTGCCTTTTGATGGAACTTGGAAAACCCTAGCTAACACTGCGGATAAAACTATCAAATACACTGTCACTAACGCAGACATTGCGTCAAGCAACCCTACTGGAGCAACTGCTCAAATGAAAGCGGATACCCGCTACAAATGGATTTACGCGTCAGGTGAAGTACGAGTCTATCTCGGCGACTCTGATCTTGTAAATGATAGTTTAGGTCAAGGCCTATCTGTCAGCTCAAACCAAAATGACATGAGAATCAAGGCTACCCGCCCTGCTGCGGTTTACTTTGATACATCCATCCACCTAGGTGTCAAGGTTGACTTGACTCTAACTAACTAACTAAGGAGAATAGCTAATGGCTACTCAAGAATATGCAGCCAGCATCCAAGGTGTGTCGATCCGTGTCACTCGCTTGGACGCCGCTGGCAATCTACAAACAGGTCCGGGTGATAGCTACACTACATCAGCTTTCATGCGTCTGTCATTCACCCCAGAATACGAAGAAGGCGATGAAATCACCGAGAAGGGTGCCAATGGTGCCGTTTGTGTGACTTTCAAGTCTCCTGACACTCTAAAAAGAATCACAATGGAACTTGCTATCTGTGAGCCAGACCCTGAGCTTTCTGCACTTCTTTCAGGTGGTCTATTGCTTCGCAAGAACGTAGGAACCTTTGCTTCAGCTAACAACCTATCAGTAGGTTGGGCTTCACCTGCAGTTGGCGATGACCCAGCTGGTTTCGGTGTTGCTATCGAAGCTTGGTCATGGGCTGTCAAGGATGGTAAGCGTGCTGGTACACGTCCTTACTTCCACTGGGTATTCCCATTTGTTAAGCTACGTCAGTCTGGTGACCGTGTAATCGAGAATGGTGTTCTTGCTAACACATTCCAGGGTTACGGTCTAGGAAACACTAACTTCTCATCAGGTATTGATGGTCGTTGGGAGTTCCCGACTGCTGCTGAACGTCCATATGCTTACTCACGTGCTACTTGGGCTCCAGTTGGTCTAAACGGTTTCTTCACTTGGAACTACGCTGGTGAAGGTACTACCGAACTTGGTAATCCTAACTACACAGCTGTTACTTCACTTGATGGTCTTAACTACAGCCTATCTACTGAAGCAATCACAACTGCTGGTGCGATCACTCTAGTTACTTCAGCTAGCCACTCTTACAGCGTTGGTGACAGCATTACAGTCGGTAACGCAGATACTACTTACCTAGTAACTAACAAGGCTGCTACTACTTCTACTGTAACTTTGACACTTGCGTCTGGTCACGGTGTTGTAGTTGGTGACAGGATCATTGTTTCAATTGGTGACAGTGCATTTGATGGTACTTATGGTGTAGCTACAGTGTCAACTAACGATATCACTTATGCTAAGGTCAATGCTGCTTCTGTAACTAGTACTGCTGTAAACAGCTCTTCTGCTGTTGTTACTCGTAGCATCTTCAACGGTACATTTACTGCTCTTTCTGGTACAACTGGAACTAGCGTTTCTGTTGCTCGTCGTGCTGCAATTCAGTCATGTACTGCTGCTGGTACAACCGGTACTTACACTGCTGCAAACCACGGTCTGGTTACAGGTCAGCTTGTTACAGTAACTGGTTTTGTAACTAACGCAGCATTCAACATTAGCGCTGTTGCTGTTACAGTAACTGGTACAAATACCTTTACCGCAACTATCTCAAGCACAACTGCTACAGAAACTGTCTCAGCTACTGCTCAGGTAACTCGTGGTACTGCAATTACTGCAACTGCGGTTCCTTACGGTGCTTCTGTTTCATCAGCTGTAGCTGGTACTGCAGCTACAACTGGATACAACGTTCCTGGAAGCCTGCTCTACAACGCTGATCAGCCAGTTGACCGCGTAATCAAGTCAAACGAGGACCCAACCTCTTAATAACCACTAAATGATGAAGGCGGCGTGCCTTGGTGTGCGAGACATGCCAGCACGCCGCTTAATTCATATCTAGGAGATATACTATGGGAACTTCACTATGGGTCCAACCAGAAGAGCTTGGATCATATGCAAACACTGAGTTCGCTCAGGAGGCTTGCCAGACTGCATCATATTTGATGTGGACTATGTCTGGCCGTAAGTTTACTGGTGAAACAACTGTAACTGAGCGTTACGTTTGCGCTAAACGAGCTTATCGCCTTGGACCATCTTCTAGAAACTATTATGGAACTTTAATTACTGGTCAGCTCTACAATATTCCTGTAGCTGACTTTAATGAATACACAGAACTTGTGTCCGACGGTCTTTCTCCCGAATCAAGAATCAAACTGCGCGGACGTCCTGTAACTAAGATTCACACCGTTAGAAATATGAACGGTGAGATCATTAGCCCAGATCTTTACTACCTTGTAGATCACTCTACCATTCAAGCTGCCGCTGGTATTCCATGGACTCCTTGCAACGTTGAAGTGACCTACACCTACGGGTCTCCGATTCCTATGGCTGGAAAAATGGCTGCTCGTACTCTTGCTATGGAGTTTGCTAAACTTTGGGCTGGAGACGATGACTGTATGCTTCCACAGCGTATTACATCTATCTCTCGTCAAGGTGTTTCTTATACACTTCTAGACTCGCAAGACTTTATTGACGATCTTCGTACCGGTGTGTACGTCATTGATTTATTTTTAAAATCTGTTAATCCAGACAAAGCCCGCGCTCGTGCTCGTGTATTTAGTCCGGATGCTCCGAGAGCTAGACGCTATACTCCAAAGACAGCCGTCTTAACTGAAAATTCTAATTTTGATATATCCGTAGTTCAAAATACTTCAGCTACTTGGACATCTGTTGGAAAAACTGGAGCAGATGTTTCTGTCTTCTTTACCGAAGCAGGTTGGACTCCAGTAGTCACTATACGTAGTGCCGGTGGAAGTAAAAGTTTAGATATTGCATCTAGCAATATAGTTGTAAATAACACAAATAGTTCTGTGTCATTTACAGTTACATACAATGATGCAAGATCAGTGTTGGGCTTTATTGACCCAGGCACGTGGACTCTGTACGCAACTAAGACCGTAGCCGGTATTACGACCGTATCTGAGCTTGAGACTGGAAACCTCCAGATCAAGTTAAATAACTAGGAAAGAAGGTAAAAATGTCAGCTCAAACAAATTTCACTGCTGCCGATATGATTGTAGTTGATGAAAATGGTATTGTAGCTACAGTTTCTGCTGCCAAAGTGGTGGAGGAAAGTAAAGTTACTGCAAAACCAGTCGTAAAAAAGGTAGAAGCCAAGGTTGAAGAAGTTAAACCTGAAGTTACTGTAGAACCTGAGGCTGAAGTTGCTGCAGAAGAAACTCCAGAAGTTAAGTAGGTATGTCTGTGGCAGTGAACATTGGTGATTTTTCTGAGGATGCATTAAACCTCAAGGATATGATGGACGGAATTCTTGAAAAAGTTGAAACCGTCTTTCAGTCATACAATGTTCCTCTGCCTCAGCGTAGGTACTGGACAATGGGTAATCCAGCTATTGATTGCGATCAGGTAGTGGTTTCTTTTAGTCAAATGTATTTAGGATCTCCTGGAGATCAAGTAAGCACCCCTCAACGTTGTAACGTCCCTCGTACAGCTATTGTAAATATTAGTATTGCCCGTGAAGTTCCCACTGTTGGCATGAATGGACGTCCGCCTACAGGTGAAAAAATTCAACAAGGTGCTACCTTGTCAGCGGTTGATGCTTGGGTATTAATGGCTTCTATGAAGTCATTCGATATGTGGGATGGTATCTTTGGGCTAGGTGTTATGGCTACCGTAGAAGCTGGCGACATAGAAGGCGGTTTTCAAGTTGTAACTATGGAGCTAACTCTGGCGGTTCCATAATGGCTAAAACCATAAAAGTGACTCTAAATCACAATAAAATAAATAATCTTTTAAACTCCCCTAGAGAAGATGTGGGGAGAGAACTTTCAAGAAGAGCTAAAAGAGTTCAAGTTGCAGCTAAAAGACAGGTTGGAGTTAGAACCGGAAGACTTAGAAACTCCATACGAGTTTATGGTCACAGTAGAACTGCTAACGGTCAACACATGTATATAGGATCGGCAGTTAAATATGCTCTTATGCACCATGAGGGTACAAAACGACACGTAATAGATCCAAAAAGAAAATCTTATTTGAAGTTTAGGCAAGGTGCGGTCTTTGTTTACAGAAAGAGAGTCAATCATCCTGGTACCAAGCCAAATAGGTATCTAACAGATAATTTATACTTATTCTATAGCTAAATAGCTATAAATACGCAAGTATTCAATACAAACTAAGGATAACAAATGACTCGATTTAAAGACTTTGGTACTGGTGATCAGGACCCAAATGCTGAACCAATCTCGTTCAAACTACATGGCCAGGAATTTCAATGTGTAAAGCAAATTCAAGGCAAAACTATGCTGGAGCTTATCTCAGCTAGCTCATCCGATAACGCTACTCGAAATGCAGATGCAGTTACTCTATTTTTCGCTAAAGTTCTTTTGAAAGAGAGCTACGAAAGATTCTTGACTCTGCAAGAAGATCCAGAAAAAATTGTCTCAGTTGAAACTCTATCCGAGATCACTTCGTGGCTCATCGAGGAGTATTCAAGCCGCCCTACAGAGCGGCCATCAGTCTCCTAAGTTGGGGGATTGATCTCTGGCCGTACGTCAACGGAAAGGCACTAGTGAGCGGGCTGCAACTTGCAAGTATGGAAGCATGTGACATGCTTGACGTCCTTCACTATTTCCTCGAAGAAGACTTCAGATACTCTGGCGAATATGAGCCAATTTACAAGGATAACTTTAGAAAGAATATTTATGATTCTTTGTATGGATCTGAGTATAAGTATCTAAGTCAAGATGAAATTAGTCCTGATTTCGATGACATAAGTACACTAGAGGCTCCAGAGGAAGCTCTCGAGCCCGAAGAGATTATCGAGCCTTTCAATCCGAGAAAAGCTTCGGTAAAACCATATATTGAACCTACCCCGGTATTTGACGGAGAACTTCCTTTTGGAAGGCTTCTTGATGAGCCGATGGGTTAATTGTAAGAAGGAGGTGAGTCATAGCCATGGTTGGTGTAAATAAAATCGGTGAAGCCGAAATTGAAGTAGGAGCCAATACTAAAAAAGCTGATGTGCAGCTTGAAGCATTTAGAAGAAGGTTGCAACAAACTGGTCGTGGTTATGACAAACTTTTTAAAGAAGACATAACTAGGAAATTTTCTGAAAACTTTAGAAAAGGTTTTGAAGTTGGTGTTCTTCGCGGTGTAGAAAAAGGTGAAAATCAATTTTTTCAACTTAATCGAGCCATAAACGTTGCTTCTTCATCTTTGAATAAGATTAAAGGCCCTGCTGAAATGGCAGCAGATCGTTTTATGAAACTGCAGCGTACTGGGCTTAAAATGCAAGCAGCTTTTGGAACTATAGCCGGAACCATTGGAGATCTAGCTGGAGGTCTTTTATCTGTTGTAGGAGTACTTGGAGCCGCAGCTCCTGCAGCAGTAGCACTTGGTGGTGCTATGGCTTCGGTTGGGGTTGGATTTGTCGGCGTAAAAGTTGCTATGGCAGGTGTTTCCAATGCAATTAATACAGTCTGGCAGTCTCAAACTGCCTTAAATGATACTTTCCGTGCTGCTGCCCAAGAATATATTGGGTTAAAGTTTGCCGCTGAAGAAGCTGCTTTGTCTCAGGAAGACGCCGCCCTCAAACTTGAATCTGCACGTGAAGCGTTAGCACGTGTTCAGGATCTTCCGCCAGATAACCGTTTACGTCGTCAAACAGAACTTGCTTTTAAACAAGCAGACCTAAATCTTCGTGAGACTAAGCACAAGAGCGAAGAATCTTTCCGCGCTGTTAAAAAAGGTATTACAGCTACAAATGCATACCAACCTTTGGCAGCTCTATCCGATGTACAACTAGAATTTGTAAAGTTTGTAGTTGCTCTTAGACCGCAAATGCAGCAACTTAAAAAAGAAGTTGCTGAAGGATTTATACCTAAACTTACAGACGCAATTAATACAGTTATGAAATATGGTTTCCCGATATTTAAAACTGGATTAAAGCAGGTTGCATCTGCAATGGGAGATGCAACTAAGACTTTTGCAAGTGCATTTAAAAATCCTCAAAATCTACAGCAACTAGCTGGTTTCTTTAAAAGTTCTACTGGAATTATTAAAAGTTTTGGTGGAGCTTTAAAATCATCTTTTGGCATTCTTATTACTCTTCTTCATGCTTCGGCTCCGATCACAAAAGTTTTTGCTGACTGGGTAGATAAATATCTTGCAAATCTTGATAAAAAAGTTAAAGTGGGCAGTTTTACTGGCAGCCTTCAGAGAATGTTTGCTCTTGCTGGAGATGTAGCTGCACGTCTTGGAAAAGCATTTAGCACGGTATTTGATGGAATAAAAAATATTATTAAAGCAACTTTTCCTAGCGGTCCTAAGAGTGGTGCTGGTGGAGTTTTACTTGATTTTATTGACAGGGTAACTCAGGGATTTGAAAAATTTACTGGAAGTAAATCATTTGGTACTTGGCTTGAAAGATCTACTAAGGGTGCTGTAGCCGCTTTAACTACCATTGGTAAATTTCTTGGTATTTTTGTAGATCTAGCTGGGAGTAAAGATACAAAAGCATTCTGGGATATACTACAGGAAGCTGTCCCTTATGTAAAAGAAATTCTTGAAAATGGTCAAGCAGTAGGTACGCAAATTGCAACCATTTTAGTTGACATGGCAAAGATTTTGGCTGCTTTTGGTGATCAAGGTACACTTAATTCATTCTTTAACTCTCTTAGAGTAATTTTTGATGCATTTGCTAATTTTGTAAATTCACCTATTGTAAAAACAATACTAGGATTCCTTGGAGCTTTACATGGACCTATGCTTGCTCTTGGTGCAGTATTTTTATTAGCTAAAAAAGGTCTTGAAATTCTTTTAGGGTATCTAGCTAAAGCCGCCAACATTATGGGAGTCTCTGTCATGAAAGCCAGAGCTGCTCAGCAAGCGCATCAAGCGTTTGGTCGAGAAATGAAGCTTGCTGGACAAGCAGGAGAGACATTCTGGCAAAAAGTTAAAAGAGCTTCTGCAACAGCTAACAATCAAAAACTTTTGGCAATGGGTAGAGAAGCTGGTTTTGCTAAAGATCGTTTAGCTCAGCTGGAACTTCAAATGATTTCTAACTCTAGAACTGCAACCCTATTTAATGAGCAGACTCAAGAGAGTACTCATCTAATGCAGCTAGATGCTGCTCAAGCCAAGCAACTTTCTGACAGAATAGTTGTTCTTGCTGAGAGACAAGGCATGGAAAAAGAGCAACTGAAGCAATTGACTGCTCAGTTGAAAATAAATAGAGAAGCTATGAGAAGTAGTGGAACTATAACCAACCAAGAACTTTTAAATGGAACCGGATTTGAAAACGGTTCATACAAAGCTCCATTTGTAAATATGAATGATGCTGGTGCTTATGGCCAACCTGGGTTTAAAGGTGGAGCTAACCCTAACTTAGTACTTACCGGAGGTAAGTCTGGACTTAAAGCTGCTGGAGCCGGTATAAAAGGTTTGTTTAGCGGCATGGGTAAAGGTGCAGTTGCCGGTGGAGTGGGTATGGGAGCCATGGCAGTGAGCGGTTTAGTTGGCATGGGTACTGGTACCATGGGTCCCGTTGGTATGGCCACTCAAGCGCTTGGTGGAGTTGCATCCATGTTTGGACCTGGCGGTATGGTTGTTGGTGGTCTGCTATCTATTGGTGGAACCATTGTTGACGGAATTATGGCTGCGGAAGCTGAACGTGCCAAAGGAATTAAAGAATTTAGGATCGTAACTGCAAATATGGCAGTTGAGAATTTAAATGAAATTCAAGATTTTGGTGCTAAAGCTGCTCAGGCTGGCTTTGTAGGTAATAAATTTGCGGCAGAGGCGTTGGCTTCAGGTCAATTTGCTAGGGTAGCTCAGGGTAGCGCTCTTGGTCAAGATGAAGGTCAAAAAGCACTAGAAGCATTTGCACTAACTAATAAGCGAGCTTATGATTTTTCTAAAAGTAAATATATTGATAGGGACGTACTAAGTTCTGTCTCTAAAATCAGTGAAAAGACAACTCTAGGTACTGATTCTATTGCAGGAGCACTTGGATCCCTTGCTAGTATTACAAAAGGATCTCAAAAGAGCGTATTAGCTGGATTAAAAGACACATTCCAAGGAATAATTGGAAAAGATGCTATAAAAGATATTCAAAAAACATTGGTTTATAACGATAAAGGTAAAATAACTAGCGATTCCTATAAAGCTCTTTTGAAAGTTGTTACTACAGCCGCAACAAAAGAAATTCCAGTTCCTACAGATAATGGAGGACTTAATCCTGCAACTTCTGCCACGTCAAATACTTATAGAGATACCACAAAAAACTCTAAATATGAAGATATAGCTCGAGGTTTAGGTGGTAGAGGTGAAGCTTATGCACTAAGTGAAATTAACGCTATAAAAATTCCTAAAAAAGATGCCGAAGCTGCAAAAGTAGGTCTTGGTGAACTGCTCACAAGTGTAGGAGGCAAAGATTATAAATATAATCCTGGAAATGGAAAGGTAGACTTTAAAGGAATTACCGGTCAAAATAATGCTGCAAACTCAATAAGTGCTCTTGCTCAAGCAGCAACAGGTGTTGTAGGCGGAACAATAAGTAGGGAAATAATGAAAACTCGTTTCTATTTGGGTAAAACATACACTGCTTCGCAATTAGATAGTTATAAAAAAGATAAAAATCCTCTATACGGCAGTATTATGAAATATGGTAAGGAAGGTGCAACGCAAGAAGGTTATAACGTAGCCGGACAGTATTTTAGTCAAGCAGCTTTTGACGCGTTTCTTGATAAATTACAAATAGAAGTTGATGGCAAAAAAGTAAGTGCTAAAGATTTTGTAAAAGACAAAGGTGGCATGAAAAGAATACTTGATATCGCCGGAGCAACAAAAACTACAACTGACAATAAAATTGTTGATGCAGCTAGTGTAAGTGACACCGAAGGAAAAAAAGCTCTTAAAACTGCCAGCACTCAAGTTTTTGATGCAGCCGTTAAGATGGGTGAGACTGCAGCTAAATTTGATGGTTATGGATCACTTATTGCGGAAAACACAAATAAGGCAATTGCTTACGCTATCATATCTAACACTGTTGCAGGACAAAAAGTTTTGGCTACTGGAGATGTAGGTAAAATTAATTCTGCTCTAAATGCAGAAATTACAAAACTAGGATTGAAAGCAGTTAAATAATGACACGTACAAACTTAATTCCTAATGCCTCGTTTAGAACAAATTCTACCGGCTGGTCAGCCCTATCCACCGCATCTATTGCAAGAATCACTACTGATGGATTTATTGGAACTTCTTGCTTACAAGTATCTTCCGTAACGTCGACGTCAACTGGTGTAATCCTTACAGACTACGTAACTATAGATGAATCCAAAGACTACTCTATTTCTGCTTATTTAAAAATAGCTTCTGGATCTACTACTGGATCTATTACTATGACTACTACTTGGTATAACTCAAGTAACTCTTCTGTTTTATCTTCAACTGCAGCTCTAAATGTTCCAGCAGACGGGGTTTGGTATAGAATCGGAGACACGGTTCTTGCTGCAACTATTCCAGATACTGCTGTAAAAGCTAAAGTTTCTTTCACTCCAACTACGTCTAGCACTATTACTAGTTTTTATCTAGACGCTATCTTATTTGAGCAGAGCGCTTACATTCAAGAATTCTATGAAGATTTTAATCAGGTTCCTAGCACAATTCAAACTCAAATTGAGACCCAAGACTCTACAGCTCTTACAGGTTCAAAACAGGCACTAGAAAATACAATAGTTAGTGCTGCTCTACGTAAGATGCCTACTCCGTATATTAGCGGACTTAAGCTGAATGCGGACATCAACATCAACGGGCTTGTGCTTAACACAATAGATGAAAATAACGTTGTTTGGGTTTGCACCGATATTAAAGGTTGGTGGACTCTTCCAGATGCTGACGTTCCAGATATCGCACGTGGTTTAGATGATGGTTCATATGATGTTCGTGGGCGTTGGAAAGCTAGAACTATAACTCTTGAAGGATCTATTCTCCCTCCACATCCAGATTATATAACTGCTGCAAGATCTAAACTAATATCTGCGCTTTCTCCTTTAGTCTATTTAGGTGGAACTCTAGCTGTAGATGAAGGACCTGTAAAGATCTCTAAAGTCTTTATGGTCGGTCAGCCAACTATGGATGTTAAAAATGCTCGTGGACGTATAGATTTCAGCATTCAACTTCGTGCTGGAGATCCAGTTAAATATGGGTGGAACTATGAAGCAACTGATGGGTACTTTTCTGCTACGCCTTTTTCGTATAAAACTTCTGGATATATTACCAACGTCTCTCAGGGACTTGGAATTCGTAGGTATTACGCAACTAATACTTTTGTTGTAGGAAATTATGTAACTATTTCTGGGGTAAATCCTTCAGGATATAATACAGCTTCTTCTACTTCCCGAGTAATTGTTCGTGCAGTAGATCCTAACGGTACTTGGTTTGAAACGGATGGAGCTACGGCTGGAACTTATGTAGCCTCTACAGGAAAAGCAACTTTAGCCTACTCAAGCGCAAGCATAACTAACTTAGGCAACACTTCTGTACCTACAGTTATAACTTTAACTGGCCCGATGGCTAGTGGAAGTTATATAAAAAATCTTACTAATTCAACTTCTATAAAATTAGTTAAACAGTTAAGACCGGCAGGTTATTCTGTAGATATTGGTTATGTATCTAGGTTTAGCAATGTGGCAACTTTAACTACCTCAAACTCAACTGGTCACGGGTTATTTGTAGGAGATACTGTCAGCATTTCTATTAGCGGTTATGGATCTTTTAATGATAATCCAGCAACTGTTACTTCAGTTACTACAAATACTTTTACATACGCATCATCTGGTGCTGATTTGTCGGCTACCAGTGTGTCTAGCTCTACGGCTACTCTATTAAATGCTGATACTGCTGTAATTGATACTTACAATCAGACTGTCAAATATCGAGATATAGCTGATGCCGGGCGTTCTATTTTAGATGCAAATATAGATTGGTTAAGGCTAGTTCCAGGAACTAATTCAATTCGAGTTCAAACGCAGGATACTTCGGTATCAGATACGACTACAAAAGTGGTTGTCCAATACCGTTCCGGCTGGATCGGTTAGAATAGATACAACGACAATTACGTGAGGTCTAGATGACAGAAGCATATCCAATAGGTACGTCTGCTACAGCAGCTAAGTACACCTACTATGCCGTTGATATTGTGTCTAATAAAATTCTTGCTCAGATCCCTTTTGAAGACGTTGTCTATGAAAGAACTTTAAAGGGTTCAGGAAGTTTTGATGGGAAAATTTCTATCAATAAGCAGACTAAAGATCTTGATCTATACAACTCTTTGCTTCCAGGAAAATCTGCTCTTTACGTTGTTCGTGATGGCGTTTGTATGTGGGGCGGTATTATTTGGGGTAGAACTTATGATCTTTTTGGAAGATCTTTAAACGTCACTGCTTCGGAGTTTACTAGCTATTTAAAGCATCGTATTATCTGGAAAACCTATTCTTATCAATTTACGGCTAACGTATTTAAACAAACAAAAGATCTTCCAGCTATAGTTTCTTTGCAAAATACTAGCAATATAAACTTAAAAATTCCTATTAAAGTTTTAGATGACTATGGAAATCTAAACACCGTTTACGTTAGCTTTACTAGATCTGATTTGATTCAATACAACGGATACTACCCGCTGTCTTCTTCTACTACCCCAACAACAACTAAATTTGCCATAACTATTCCAAATATTCCATCTGGAACTTATACAGACGTGAGTATTTCTGTACGAGTTGATACCTACGAATATCTAAAAGAGTTGATGAAGGAGGCTGCTCAAGACTTTATTGACACTCAATTTGCTAATGAGATTATTACTCCAGGAGTTAAGATTCCATATGAAATTACTAATAAAGTTGCTAGTGGGGGGGTTGTAACCCTAACTACGTCTACTAACCATGATTTGGTGCCGGGTCAAAACGTAGATATACGAAATGTAGACGAGAGCGTAGATGGTAATCGTTTAATTTTTGATACTCCTAGCAGTAATACTTTTAGTGTAACTGTTCCTGCCTACAATATAACTAAAGTATCTGCTAGTGCAACTACTGCAACTGTAGTTGTTGACGTAGTAGACACAAATGACTTATTTAAATTAAAATATGGCAGTAAAGTGACTATCACCGGTGTTCCAACTTTTGGTGGATACAACTATTTTAATTTTTCAAATGTTAAAATACTTAGCGTAACTAACAATAATACATTTACTTATGCAATAACTAATCCTCGTGGATCTGTTACTATTACAAATGCTACATCTACCTCTTCTCTAATTACATACACCGGAACAAATACTTTCTCTGTAGGCGATTATGTAACCGTAAAAAATTCAAATAATAATAAATATAACGTAATAAATCAAGTTGTAACATTTGCAAACGGAACTACATTTAAAATAGCTAATCCTTATGGATCGGTTATTGCCGGTGGGTATACATCAAACTCAGCTACTGCTTACGCGGGAGTGAACACTGCTTCAGGATCTCCAGGAGTTGTTTCTCAGGTAGCTATTGCATCTACTAATATATACACCAATAAATATGAAGTAGCTACTAGGGCTTTAAAAACTACTAAACCATATGGCGTGACTTCGGCTAAGAGATCTTATAATGCTGATAAAAGTCTTTTCATAGTCACTCTTCAATTATCTTTAAGTAAGAGTAGAACTTTTCCTTTTGTTAAAGGAGATACTATAACCACTAGCCTTGCCGGTGACACTAAAAAAGATGTTAATGATAGTTATATGTACACTGCTTTAACAAATGGAGATGGAGGAGGAGTTGTTCTCACATCCGTGGATGCCGCTAAAAAAACTGTTTCATATGAGCTTACTGGGGTGTCTACTACAAAAGAAGATGGTACCACTTATCTAGCAGAGCAAACGACTTTTACTACGCTAGCTGGCACAAATACCATAAATTATGCAAATGCACTAACTGAAATAGAATTAGGTATCTCAGAGGAAACTCCTCTTAGAACTGATATGTATGTGTATGTTACTGGTGTAGACGGAGCTGGTTGGAGCCAACCACTTTATAACGGATTCCATAAAGTAAGTGCTGTCTCTAATACTGATCCTGATACCAACGTAGTTAGTACAAAAATTACTCACTACTCTACACTTGCCGGAATAGCTACTTTATACACTAGTAAAAATAATAGTTTTGTTAATGACAATATGCTTACTGTAGCCGGATTCACTGGCTCACTTACTTTTTTAAATGGTTCATTTAAAATAATTGATTCAATACAAGGACCTTTAGATGGTTCAAGTTATGTTACTTACTCCATAGATGACAATATTACTAGAAATAAAACGGCTACGGCCGCCGGTGTAACGGGTAGGGTTAAGGGTCAAAATATATTTAGATATGATCTTCCAGAATACGGACCTATGGGTGAGCCAGACGGAGTTTACACTGTAACTGACTACAAAGTATTTGGGTATGCCGCCGATGCAACTGATAAAAGATCTACAGTACGAATAAAAACTCAAGTCCCAGTTAAATTTAATGTTGGCGATTCTATAAATGTAGCTATTGGAGTTACTGCTGCTGATGGTTCTTACAAAGTTGGAACTGTTTCTCCAACAAGAGATTCATTTACTTATAGAGCTTTGGCAAGAAACTCAGCTAAGTACGCGGCTGGAGATGAAAAATATAAACCTACTACTGGAACGGTTTCAAGAACCAGTGCTCAGTTGGATCAGCAAAGTTTGAAGTATAACCCGACTATTTCTGGTGTGAGTTGTCAAAACAATGTGGTTACAGTTAGAAGTGTTAATCATCAATTCAGTGTTGAAGACTCTATTGATTTAGTGTTTCCTACAGCTTTTCAAGATTATGACAACAATGGATATAGAGCCACTATTCAATCTGTAGATAATAATAGTTTTACTTATACTCTTACTAATTTTAGAACTGGAGTAACTACTGCACCAACATCAGGAGTTGCTCAGATATCTAAATATCAGTTTACAAAAAATACTTCAAATAAGAAATCTGGAACTATAAGATTTACAACAGTTGCTGAGCATTACTATATAGTTGGGTCTAAAGTTACTGTTACAAAAATTAACAGACTTAATGCCGGTAATGTTTTTGCTAAAAGTCTTGCGTGGAGCAATGTTTACACTATTACTGCAGTTAGCAATCCAGGTTCAACTGTTAAATGGTTTGAAGTTTATGTTGAAGGTCTAACTAATGCATCAACCATAGAGGTGCAAACTTTGAGCAGCCCGAACTATGGTAAGGCAGTTTCTACTGCAATGCTGGTTTCAGATGCTAAAGCTCTTACTTCTGGATCTGCAACTACGACTCAACTAACTTACAATGGAACTAGCTTACCTTTTTCTACAGGACAAATGCTTACCGTTGTTGGATTTACCGGGGGAAACGCTGCTAGATTAAATGACAAAGGTAAAATAAGTGTTGCATCAAATAGTCAAGTAAAAGTTGATATAGACGGGGCAACCGCATCCAGCACTTCAACCGGGGCTCCATTTGCTTACGTTAGATTGTATGCATCTGCTTATCTAGACTATTCTGAATCAATTACCGCTCAGACTGTTTACGGTATTTCTGCTGTTTCTGGTACAAAAACTATCACTCTATACTCTCCAGGGCATGGTTTTTCTAATCAAGATTTAGTAAAACTTGTACTTCCAGGTACAGCATACTCCAAATATTATCCAACTGACAGTTCCCCAGTTTTAATTACAAAAATAGATGCTGATACTTTTAGTTATAAAGTTACTAATACCATTTCCAGTATTCCTACATCTGGAACTATTACAAATATTACTTTTCCAACTTCCGGAACTGTAAGATTTACGGCTACCAATAGTTTTTCTACAAATGATAGAATAACTATAAAAGGTGTACTCCCTGCAGTTTATAATTTAAATGCTGCAACTGTAACTGCTAGAACTAATAGCTATTTTGAGATCTCAAGTGCAGAAACTTCTGCTTACGTAGCTTCAAGCGGTATTGCTATGCAAGCTTTGAGTCCTAACGGTACAGCAATAAATGCTCCTTATGTATCTATAACCCCAGTTGTATTTTCTAGAAGCTATGGAGAGTTTCCCAACAATGCAAATATTGGTGGATTAGATTTTGATGGCACTACTTATACCGGTAATTTCTACCCAAACACCATTGTTCGTGGTAGCGATATGGTCACTCTTGATGCTCATATGGAGCAGTACAGCAACTCAGTAAATGGCTTTAATTATCGAATAGATTGTACTTTAGATGCTTCAAGCGGTGTAAGTACTTTTAAACGTAAATTTGTTTTAATACCTATAACTCCTGTAACACTTAAAGAGTACTTAGCTACTAAACCAAATGGGGTTCTTCCTGTAGGTGAAGTTGCTCCTCCTTATGCTTTTGGTGCTGATAAAATTACATTTGAGCATCCTGGAAACGTAGAGAATGTTAGCTTGAGTGAGAGTGCTGAAAACGCTGCTACAAGAATGTTTGTTTCCGGTAATAATGGTGCCGGAGATCCAAACTCTATGGCGCGATTTTCTGGAGCCGCGGATGGTGGTCTTCTTGAGGCTGGCTGGCCTATCCTAGATAGAGCTGAAAAAATTGACTGGCCTACTCAATATAATCCTTTAGTTATAACTGTTAATAAAGATAACTGGGGTAACTATGATTCAGAAGCAGATTTCTATCTAACTGCTAAAAGATTTTTATATCAATCTAGGCCTCCTCAGGGTGACTTTATAATTAGAGTTAATGGATCTTTGCCTCCAGTTATTGGATCTTATAATCCTGGAGATTGGTGTCAGCTTATAGTTGACGACGAGTCTGGATTCATTAATAGTAGATTAGCTAGCGTACTAGAACCTAGAAAAGACGTTATCCTTAGAAGGATTGACAATATCAAGGTTTCAGTTCCAAATAGTCCTGCGTTTCCGGAAGAAATTGATTTGACCCTAGTTACAGACTGGGAGGTGGATAAAGTTGGCAAATAGACGCATACAAAGGAGTAAAGAGCTCTCTGATTATTTAAGAGCTATGAATGAAGATGTTACTAAATTAAATAATAGAAACTACGTCACTTCTATTGCCGCAAATGCTATTGGATCTAGTGAAATTGGTGAAGATGTAATTTTAGATAATAAATCTATTTCCAGTTTAAATTATCTTCCAGGAGTATCTGGTTGGAGAATTGATGGTTACGGAAACTCTGAGTTTGCTAACGTCTACGTTCGTGGGGATATTAATGCTTACTCTGGCACTATTGGTTATTGGAATATTAGCCAACCTTTAGTCAAAAGAACTTTTGGAGATTATGTAATTTATGGAACTCTTCTTGAAAGTTCTGATCTAGGATTAACAGACGACGGAGTTACCTCCGGTACTTACGTCGGTCTTTTTAAATCTTATATAGATGAACAAATTAGCGTACTGTCTGCATCTAGAGATTCTGAAATTGCAACAATAACTGTTGCGGCGCACAATTATTCTGTAGGGGATTACATTAAAGTTAGGGTTGTTGAAGATTCTAGTTTTAACACCAACTCTTCAATAATTGTAGACGTAAGTGATACAACTTATAAATATTATAGTGCCGGATCTGACGTAACGGTTGATCAAATTTCTGGCTATTCTATTCTTGCTATAAAAGATATTGCCGGTCTTTATCTTCGAGATTACTCAAAGTCTGAATTTGATTATGGATATTTTTCTAATCAAGGTGTTACTTATGTTTCAGCAGAAGATATAAATATAATTGAAAATCCCAGCTTTGAGTATAAAGATGTTGACAATGTACTACAAACCGCTACAACTTCTTGGTCTGCTGGCACTGGGTTAACTTTAGCTACCTTAGATATAGCAACTCCTTATCAAAGTGATAGTGTTTATGGTGGAAAACTTACTTGGTCTAGCAGTGGATTATCTACATATTTGACTGCAACAATTGATTATGCCGCGGGTGACGACTACGGAATTTTTGATATTGGTAGAAGTCTATATTTTGGTATAAGCCTATTCCCTTATTATGTTCCAGTAGCTAAAACTATAACTTCCATAGAAAGTTATACCACCGGGGGGTATTACTTAAAAGTAAATAGTACATCACACGGATTTTCTGCTGGAGATACAGTATTTCTAGATGTTGATGCAACATACAGCACTACTACACACTCTCCTCATACAATAGCAGACGGCACGTCCGGATATACTTTTACTGTTTTAACTAGCCCTGCACCGTCTACTAACTATTTTTATATAACTGCTAATGGAACTTCTACTCCAGCGGGTCAAGTTTTAACTCTAACTTCTCATCAAGCTAGGTCTAATTCCGTATATAAAGTATATGAAGCTGCACTAGATTTATCTGCTATAAGACTTAGGTATGGTAACGGATCTACTACTGCCATATCCAGTGTTTTATCTACTGCAACAAAAGCTCAGTGGGATGCCGGAGTAAATAAGTATCTTCTAAGCAATGCTAATACTTATATGCTGGCATATCTAGACAATGAACAGACTGGAGTAGATATTCCAGCTATGTATAAAACAGATTTAATCATTATTGATGGTGAAAGCATAAAAGCTGCTTACGAAGCAGCAGACCCTACTAACTTTGCAACTAGTGCCGATATCTATCTTGATATTCCGGGTTGGCTATTAAAGCATGACGGTAATGGTGTAGTTTCTGCTACAAAACTTACTGACTCCGTTTCAATTGGTTATATTGCTGATAATGCTTATTTATCTACTGCATCTAACTTTTTTTATGGTTCATACTTAGAGACTAATCGCTGGTATGGTAGCACTGATGATCTTATCAGTTATAATCCTGCTCAGGCGTCAATCGAAGGTAGTAAGACGTGGCTGGATATAAATCTGACAAGTCAGTCTGCTCACTTAGATTATTTTGACTACATCGGGTTTAGAAATAATACTTTTAGCAAAACTATGACAACTCGTCCGTCGCTCGGCATGTATGACTCTACAGCAACTTATGTGCCTTTCCCGGATGCTGATCGCGATACAACTACTCTATCTAGTGGGCAGTACCAATATAAATATATTACAGATACTTATAGGAATGTAAGTTCTACTTTAAAACTCACTACTGGCGATAGAGCTTCTGGGTTTGAACTATCTGCCAATGCATCAAATATTAATACTACAAATGGTCAGATAACGATAACACCGCAGTATGCTGCAGTCATTTCAGGTATTTTTGATGAGGCTGCTGACTCAGATAGCCCTTCAACTATTCGAATTGCTAGTACTAAATTTGTTTGGGGTCCATTCTCAGACCAAATTACAACTTTAGAACGTGTTATTTTTACTGCTGAAAGCTTTAAATTTAATGACACATCCATGGTTATCACCGAAACAACTAATAATAAAACCATAACTATAAATGCTACATCTGGTATAGAGATGCCTTCTACCTTGAGACTTTACCTTGCATCCACTACTCAATACACTTTAGATTCAAATAACCACCCACTTCAAATTGGAATGACCAATGGTTCTAACGTTCGTATGGATAACAATGGAATTCAAGCGTTATCTGGCCCCGTCGCAAGTGGAACACTAAATGTAAATACTTATGGTGGAGACGTAGCAATTGGAAGTACTTCGTCTGACGTACTTATCAAAAAATTGACTGTAGCGGGATATGTAACTAATGCTGCTGATGGAACTTTAGGGACTACTACAACCATTCCTAAATCTGTGGTTGGTCTTGGTAACGTAACTAATGAGTCTAAAGCAACTATGTTTACTTCTCCTGATTTCACTGGCACTGTGACTGGTATTACAAAAGCAATGGTTGGTCTTGGTAACGTAACTAATGAGTCTAAAGCAACTATGTTTACTTCTCCTGATTTCACTGGCACTGTCCGTATTTCTTATAGTGCCAATCCTTATAGCTTAAGTACTACCGACCACCCATTCCAAATTGGTGCTAACAACGCTCAAAACCTTCGTTTAGATAACAATGGTATTCAGTCTGTTTCTACTTCTGGTACAT